TTACTGTGATTCTCGGGAAAATGTACCTCAATGTTCTCCAAGTAAATTCTAACCGGAATTCTTGGGTGTGTTACATCCGCGTCACATGGCATGGTTAGATCAATAATCTCACCTACAGACTTAGAACGAATGCGAGTCATAATGTACTCGATATCAAACAGAGTTAGGTCCTCAACGTTATCAATACCAGTAACGCAAGCGGCTATGATTTCTTTGACTGAGTTTGCAATGATGCTTAGATCATCTGACTGCTGTGCTTGTACGAGAACTTTTTCTTCTCTTACAGTAAACTGCCTGAATTTTACTCTCTTTTTTGTAGATGGTATCGTTAGTTCAAAAATAGGCAGGAGGGGTTTTGGTAAAGACATTTCATTGTTCCTTTTTCATATTCTGTAACATGTTGTAAAGATCTTTTGTGCTACCTTGGAACACAATAGAATTGTTTACTACTTTTTGGGGACCCGGTTCTTCGGTCTTTTTGCCGCTGATCTTTTGTTTCTTTTCGTGTGTGTCGAGCAACTGAAGATTCATGTCCGAAAGATTTTTCATCAGAGTGCCCACAACTTCAAATGCTCTGGGACTATCAGATCCTTTTGCTAATTCAAGAGCATACTGAAGTGCATCTTGTCCTTGTTGCAGCAAACTATACATGTTGGATCTGACATGATTTGTATCGGCTTGTAGGAGTTCGGAATCAGAACCATCTTGAGGCGGGACAACACCCTGGTCATCTATAACAGATACTTCCATGGGTGGTGCTCCGAAAATAGCCGAAAGATTCTTATCGACCTTCTCTTGAGGAGTCGCTGGAGAGTCTATCTCGATAATCTGCTCTATCTTCTCTATATTCTCTTCCATAATCGTAGTTGCTTTCATGTTCAGTATTCTCATCATATCTAGTTGGGCGTGTGGGTTGTTTATAAGTCACCATCTTTTCCTGCCCACGGCTCCATGCAGTGATGCCCAAAATAGCACCCATAGCCATATGGAACAATCCCGCGCCCATTAGGGTTAGTGGATCCCACTGATCTATTTGTGTTATGTTAGACGAAAATTTGCTTATCTGAGCAAATGTGTATAAAATTGGAAAAATTATGAAATCAAAGATACACACAACCATGTACATCCACGCCATAGCGGGACGCCACTTCTTGTTTATCCAGGTTTCATTTTCGGGTTTTATTTGGTTGGAGTTCATGGGAACACGTTTCTAATATCCAAGAAATTTTCAAAGTCCTGAACATCGGCACCAATCAACTGTTGATTTAGTGGTTCGTTTAATTCCGCGGACGTCATTATTTCGGTTGTGTAGTATTTGTAATCAAACTGAACGTCAAGAGTCATGATGTTGTTGTTCTCACCTGATAAAGACAGTTGACCCACGCTCTTTGGAAATGCATCATACAGTTTGATTTTGTAGGATGGAGAGTTATCAAGTTTCAGTACACCAATCTCTATTTCTGGTGACTTGAAGTCTTTGGCGTATGCAAATGTTCTGTTTATGGGATCCTGAATTGAATTTACCCACAAATCAAAGAAATAACGTACCTTCATTTCTTTGTCAACATAGAACGTCATGTTTGCACCCGTGAATGCTCTATCATAGGGAGCTTCAAACTGCTCACCCGTTGTTCTAACAGGAGCAGTCGTTACACTTACACCAGTAACCGAAGCTGATTGACACAGTAGAAGAATAGTCTGCAGATCTGTAGTTTCTATGCTTGTTGGTGGTGATATCATTACATAGAAACGATTCTGCTTGGATAAACCAGCAGACTTTACTCGGCTCTTGAATTGTTCGTAAGAAAACATTATACGTTCCTAATAATTTTCATTGAGTCTCGCCACACTTCCTGGGGTGTTGCTCCCGAGAATTGCTCAACAGGAAGCATGATTGCAGTTGCCCAATCCTGTGAGTGTATTGCCTTGAATGGTGATCTGACATGATCATACAAATAGTGTTTTACACAGGGCTTTGCAGCCGCGAACTTACTTACACCATCAATGAGCTGCCAGCTAAATTTTAGACGAGTCTTTTCATCCAGCCCGGGAGTCGTCTTGAACTGTATCAATCTATCAAGAAGAAGTGCTCTTAGATTGTATGGAAGGTAGTGCAGGTTTAGCGAATAGAAACCGCCGGGTACTAGTTTGAATGGTAGACCAAGAGGAAACTGATCGTAATAGGGCAGCGTGTCTTTGTGTTTTGGATCGTACACGTACATGATCATGGTACCCGGGAGAATTCTAGTTCCCTTTGACTCCTGATCGCCCCTCATCAATGCTTGGGGTGTACGGGCACTAACAGTTCTCAAGTCCCTGAGTTGAGATTGAAACCATGCAACACTCTTATTTCTAAGTTGCGATAGTTCGTAGGGATGTTTTTCAAAAATCTTAGCCAGTGTGCTTTGTGCTGCCATTGTTTACACCAAAAAGTTCTTTTTCCGTTAGAATGACAAACTTCATCTTTCTTTCCTTAGCGTAAAGCTCCGCGGCTTCCCACTTTGATTGATTTGTTATAAAGGTCTCAACCTCTTTCAGATATCGAGGAGTTTGCCTACCCGGAAACTTTGGGGGTTGTGTTTGTTGAAATGGTTTGATTTCAACAATGTATTCTTTTATCTCTCCGTCTGTTCCTCTAATCTTGAGCTTTAGATCTATAAAATACCTATGGTATCTGCCATCAACTTTGGACAAGTAGGGTATGACGGTTTCTTCGCTACTCCATGATAACACAGCGGGATTCATATCAGCCCACTCAAATGTTCTAAGTTCCCAACTACTCCTATAGACGATGTTGGACACATCACCGGTGTATTTTTGTGGGTTGCGAGGAATAAATAACCCTTGTTTGTACGCCCTTGAAGTTTTTGCCATAAATAAATGAGTATTTTACACTTTATTTAGTCTATCCCCATGGCATCAGAAGCAAGAATTAGCTCCCAATCCGGTACTGCGTACAATGGCTACGGAGACTCTAAGTACGATTTGAAGTCATACACGTATCCGGAGAACTTGTTTTCCAATAAAAACGAGTTTGCCAACACATGGGTGATGATCAACATCAACGTTCTTGAACAATCAAGCGCGTACAAGCAAGATCAAACAGTTGAGCTAAGTCCCGAGGAACAAGGCAAACGCTGGACACAAGCAGATGCTAGAGACCAAACAAAATTTGAATCGACCGCAGCTGCAACTGCATCAACCGCTGCTGTTGGTGGCTTGGCTGCTTTACTAGCAGGAAAAACAGTTGTCGAATCTTCAGTGGCTGCTGTACGTTCTGGTACTGTGGGAGCACTTGCAGTGGGAGCTCCTTTACTTGTTGCGGGTACTGGAAAAAGACAAACCAAACGCCTTAGTGCTGCTATTCAGTTGCCAATGCCAAACAATCTGATGACTCCATATTCTGTTGATTGGGGTACAGACGATACAAAAATGTTTGACTTGGCATTAAGAATACCTGGCATGGCTGCCCGAGCTGGAGGCAAGTTACTAACAGGCGATTTTGAGGGGTTAGCAAAAGAAGGTAGTGGTGCCGCGGATCTTGCTGCATCGGCTGCATTATCTGTAAACAGTGCGTTGGGAAGCGGTGGCGTTTCCGCTGCATCAGGTTTAGCATCAAATCCCAAGAAAGAAATGATCTTCTCGGGCGTGGATTTTAGAAACTTTACAATGGATTATTTGTTCTATCCCAAGAGCATGGCAGAAACTCTGTATGTCAAGAACATTATTGACATGCTAAAGTTTCATATGTATCCCGAGTACAAATCAAAAGAGCGTTTTACTTTCATCTATCCTTCGGAATTTGACATTACATTCTTTGTTGGTACAGAAGGAAAAGAAAATCCATGGGTAAACAGAGTAGCAACATCAGTGCTGACCAACATGGCAGTAAACTATACACCCCAGGGCGTGTGGGCAGTCCATGCCGATGGTTCACCCGTTATGATTCAGCTTTCATTGACTTTCAAGGAACTTTCAATTATCACTAAAGATAACTTGAACAATCCAGCAATGAACACCCAATCAGAAGTTAAGGCGAGTTTCTAATGTACTTTGAAAACTTCCCCACAATCAAATATCTTTTGGAACCAGCAACGCGTGGTTCCACCGATATTTCTGTGCTGCTCACGGACATAACCAAAAACGTTCGCTTCAAGAAAGAAATAATCGACAACATCACACTGTACGATTTCTATTTCATGAAAGAAGGCGACACGTATGAAGTTATCTCTGAAAAACTCTATGGCACTCCGGCGTATCACTGGATTCTGATGCTCATAAACGATGCATATGATTGGAGATCCGACATTCCCCTAGTGACAAGAACGTTTAATGATTACATCATAGACAAATACGGATCCGTGGCAGCAGCACAAGCACAAATTCACCACTATGTAAACTCAAAGGGGTTTGTGGTTGATCAGAACAACCTAAACGAAAACAATCAGCTTGATGCTTCTCCCGTTACAACCTATAAATGGGAGGAGGATCTAAACGAATCCAAAAGAAAAATAAAAGTTGTTTCTCTTGAAATGATTGATACCATTGCAAAGAATTTCAAGGATCTGATGTGAATGTAATAAATCCTGGTGACATAAAAGTAAACTACATCAGAATTCTAAACGGATCTGGTAAGTTTATTGATGTTTCAAAAATCTTCGTATCTCTAACAATTTACGAGGACATCATGAGTGCTTTTGTAACGGGAAGCATTATTCTTTCCGACAGCATAGCCATAAACA